CGCCGACTTGCTCGTTAATTTGTTCCATTAATCCCCGCACTTGGTCAATTGATAGTAACCCTGTTGACGGTAAATTAATATCTATTGTCCGCGATAATTGCGGCGGTGTTGGTGGTGGTGACTGTTGCGAAATACTGCTTTGTGATCCACTTGATCCACTTGGTGTTGAAACGCTACCACCTCCACCGCCACCACTTGAAGCACTACCTCCGCCTTTTATACTGCTTATCATGCTCGCGGTTCGTGCAATGCTTGCCGCTGTGTAAGCCGCTGCAACCAATGGCGCTGTCGGGCCACCTGTAGCCATGCCCGCTTTCCAAGCTGATACCGCCGCTTCCTTACCTGCAATTATAGCATTAACAATTGCAGCCGCTTTCATTAATTTTTGCGCTTTCTTACTTCCTGACGCTAATATTTGAAAGCCTTGCTGGACGTTTTGAAGTGTGATCTTGCGCTTTGCTTCCTCGCCTTTTGCCGTAATATCCAAACTTTGTAGCGCGTGCTCTTCTTCTGTTATTTTTCCAGTGGCTTTAGCGGCATCAATTAACTTTTGCTTTCTAATTAAAGACTCTGAAAGCATCATTTCTTCAGTTTCATATTGCAAGCCAAGCGCTTCAAGCATACCTATTGAGTTATCAGGTGGAATAGCCGCGGCTTTTATTTCAGACATTTTAGCTAAATGCTGAGCCTCAAGTTCTTCTTTTAATATATTTTGCTTTTGCTGTTCTTCTTGCGTTATTGCTGTTTTAAGTGCAAACGCTTCCGCAAGCTTTTGAGTTTCTGCATTGTATCTATTTGTTTCTAATTGGCCCGCTGTTAAAAACTGATTTTGCAAAGTTTGTATATATTGCGCAGCCGCTTCCTGATCTCTTTTTACTTTGTCTTTTTCTGATTGCGTTGGCCCTGATCCTGAGTCAATATCAACAAGTGGTTTTATTTTACCATCACCGTTATCATCATTGCCGCCGTCATCCTTACTTGGCGGTGTGGTCAATGCGCTTTGTTTAGAAAATAAAAGATCGTGCGCTAAATTTAACTCGTCAAGTTTCTTCTTCGCATCGGCTGATTGAAACATTAGCGATCCGATTGCCCTAGAATTAGCGGGCAAAGCCATATCTTTTTTTAATCGCTGTATTGTGTTAATTAAAGCTGTTGATTCTAGCCTATTAACTTTCATTGCATCAGCAATTTTTTTCAATTCTATTTTTTGAAGCTCAACACTCAATTCTTTATAGCTTTTTTTAAGCTTGTCGACTTCTTCTTTGTTTAATCTAGTTTGTTCTTCTGCTGTGATCGAATCATCAGAGTATGCAAGAAGCGCCAAACCAACCGTAATAAGTATGCCAGCAGGCCCTCCAAGGAACGCCATCGCCCCGCGTAAACCTGCCATAGCGCCAGTAGCTGCAATAGTTGACGCTGTTACACCTTTTTGTGCTATTACCTGTCGGCCAAGTCCTGCAATACCCACTGTGGTTGTGGTGTTTGCTCTCATTTTTGACGCGGTATTTATACTTGTTGCAATTGTATTGGCTGCGATTGCTACTGTTGAGCCAATAACAGCACCGGAATACTTACCCACTGCAACTATTATAACGGTGTTTAAAATATCACCTATTGCATCAAGGTTTGACGCAAAGGCTAAAAGTGTATTACCTACCGCATCAACCCCTTTGTTTAAATTATCGCTTTCGCCTACAAAACGGATAACCTCATTTGTTGACGCTTCTAGTTTTTGGGCAAATGTTTTTTGTGCGGTTGCATAATCCCCGTCAATTTTCTTTTTATAGCGCTCAAGTGATTCAATTAAAACCTCAGAAGTAATCTTGCCCTCTGCCGCTAATGTTTTTAATTCGCCTACTGTTTTCCCTGTAGCTTTACTTACTGCCTCCATTATTATGGGTGCTTGCTCAGATATAGAGTTAAATTCTTCCCCCCGTAGAACACCACTAGATAAAGCTTGGCCTAGCTGCCTAATTGCGCCGCTAGCCTCGGCAGTTGATGCCCCGCTAATTATAAAAGATTTATTGATTGAGTCGGTTATATTTAACAACCGATCTTGTGATATGCCTAGCGTTCTAGTTGAGCGTTCTAGTTTCGCATAAAGTTCAACACTGGCCTCAATTGATGAACCTGTATTATTTGAGCTTTCAAAAAGTTTATCTGTAACAATGGCTAACTGCTCGCTGTCTGCTGTTGCAAGTTTTAGCTTGTTATTTATGGAAGTGAATGCGTCAGCGTATTTAACCGCCTTTGTTGCTGCAACGCCAAAGGCTGCCGATAATGCCAAGGTGTTTAAATTTAGTGCGTTTGAAAAGTCACTAAAAGCTTTGTTAGCCGTTTTAGCTTTTTTTGTTGTTGTCGCTAAAGCTTTGTTTGTTTGACGTAAACCAGCCTTGACGCTTGTTGCGTCTGCTGTTATTTTTACGTTTAATGCGCCGATTGTTGTATTTGCCATTAGAGAACGTCCACCCCGTCATCGATTAATTTCTGCCGTCTCAGCATTAGCGATTCATAGTCATCTTCATGAATACCGTCAATAACTCTAGGACGTTTGGCATCAATGATCGCGTTTACTTCTGCGGGTGTCATACGCCAATAATCAGACGGTGAAATATTAAATTCACCGACTAATAACTGGTATAGCTGGTCCCATGGGTAGTCAGCTATTTTTTCTTGCGCGTTTTCGCTTTCGTTGGAGTGTCTTTTTTTTTCACTTCTGGAAAAAAGGCGGATAACATATAAGTTAACAAACCCTGAACCATTTCCATGCTAGTGCTACCATCTGAAAACATACTTTCGTAAACGTCCTCTTGGGTAGTGCTAGCGCCCGCCTCGTTTAACACAATAGAGACGAATTTAGCAACATGGCTGAACCTAATATCTCCCGTTAGTTGACGCGATAAAGTTTTACCGATGCTGATTTGCTCATCAACACGATCCACAACTTCCATTGTAACTAGTAGGGCATGATCTACGCCCTCCCAGTTTAATTCTAGCTTTTTGCGCAATGCCATATATTAAGTACCTGCTACAAATACAACTGGGCCAGAACTAGTGAAACTTGCCTCAAATGACATGATAGCGTTTGATTCACCTGAAAAACTTGGCGCGCCTGTCATAGCTGCGTCAAATGTTAAAGTCGAACCGTCTGGATAAGTTTTAGCAACTGTAAAAATTTGACTTGCTCCGAAATAAGCTTTCATCAATTCCAAGTTTTTAACTAAACCAGATACTGAAAACTCTGCTGACTTTAAACCCGCAACCGCTACAAATTCAGTCCAACCGCTTGAGTTATCATCAGTCGAATCTAACATTTCATTACTAAAAGAAACGCCCTTTGAATTAACGCCTAACACTGCCGATCCGCCTAGCGTAAATGTAACGTCACGCCCTTGAATACCAATACCAACACTCATATACTACCCCTTAAGGTTTTGTTTTTGCCTAGATTGGCAGTTTTTCAAAAATTATTTCATATTGTTGTACGCTGTTACGGGTCAACCCATCAGGCTGCACCGCTATTGTTTTAAAAGTTTCTTGTATCCCTGATATGCCATAAGTGGCCGTATCAGGAAAAGCCCAATGCTGAAGCGCGTCATAGACACTATCCGCCATTGTGTTAATCTCTTTAACGCCTCTATACTGACTAAACCCAACGATCTGCATAGTGGCAGAAAAACCATTTTCTGAATCGGTGTCGTTATTAGCTGTTTGTATCGCGTCAATTCTAACAAATGGATAATTTGCGATTGATAAATCTTGCGGCACTTGATCATAAACATTGACCGTCAATTGTGCGTTTAATCTTGTATAAATCGCTGCGAATAATTCATTCATTATTTACGCCTTTTTAATTTGCGAGTTGATTGCCTGCACCATGTTGACTTTAAACCCTGCAACCTCTTTTACTAATGATGGTTGCAACCACGGTCGATTCATAACCGTCTCAAGGAAAAAACCATAATCAACATTCGTGCCAACAAAAGCCATTTTTTTTCCGCGTAAATGATCTAAGGATATCGATCCAATTAAACGCCCTGTGTCAGTGTTTGGGCTTTCACCCTCTTTGGCTGCAACATGATCATAGGGCGTACCGCTTGCAGTGTAGCGGGTGACATAAGTACCCATTGACGGATCCCTTATTGTTTTTATAGCTGACTGCTGAACTTTAATAGCCGTTATCCTGACCGCGTCATCAATAGCTTTGTCCATATCTTCGGCAAATTCTTTTAAATTTAATTTCAACTTAATAGCGCCGTTAATCGTAACACTCATGACGCAACATCTTTATCAGCTAAAACGTCAATCCAAATTGTCGAATCTTGTGCTGATTTAATAGATCTAACATTATAATAATCACCGTCATATAAAATCCGCATGTCATTTGTCAGGCCCGCTATAAATTCAAAACTAAACTTCCTTGAATATTGCGATTTTATATGATCGTCAAGTTCACCCTCACGGCCTGAGTCTATTTTCACAAACCCGATAACATTGGCAAAGGTTGACCAAGTAACTGTAAAGCCGCCCTGTCCATCAGGTATTTTTGTGATCGCTTCAAATGAATATGCTTGCGCATACTCTGCAAACGTATTGTCCACAAAGCTTTTAGCTAGCGCTTTGAAGCTTTTTATGCTCATGTTCTAACCAGTTTTTCGAATGATTTTAAAAGTGGCTCTAAATAGACTAAGGCGCGTTTAACAACAACCTTTTCAGATTGCCCGCCCTTAAAATAGTTAACCTCCAAATCTCCGAGCCTTTCCTTACTAACATTTTTTATTGATTCATTTGGTGTTAGCGTGCCGGTATGCGCATAAGCTGCCGCCTCGAATTGGCTGTTTTTTAATTCCTTTGGTATAAAGTCAGACGCGAGTAAATAACTATAAAGAA